GATTGTAGATATTAATCAAACGACGATTTGTCCCGGAGAGATTCAATCAATTATGGATTATGAAGAATTTGAAAAAAATAAACATGCTATTCAGTGTTATCGTCCAGTATTAAAGGGAAAAAAAGTTCGGTTTTATAGATTGGATAAAACTACTACAGGAGGGGAAGGAAATAAGGTTATGATGTCCCAAGAAAATCGTATTTACCCCGATAACCAGGAGGAATTAAGGATGACTGATAAAGAAATTATGAAGCAAGTAAATTATTCATTATTAGAACATAACACCTGTTATTATGCGACTATCGTTAACTCCAGTGACTATAAGACCAACGATGACGGTGGCGAGAATTGTACAAAAGAAATTTATAAAATTATTTTGACTTATGTTACCAAGATTGATAATCCTACACTAAAGGTTCCTCAATTTCTATTACACGATATTAAACCCATCTTTAAATATCGTGCAAATTTTAATTGCTGTTCCGAGGATAAGGGTCCAAATAATAATGCTATGCATGTGTTTAATACTGAATTTAATATTAATAACAACCAAAATAATGGTATCGTCTTTTATAGAAATGACGGACAACCTTTTGAATTTTGGACGCCTGCTTACAGTATAATTAAATCCCAAGAAAAACCATATTATATTCCGACGCCAGAATATTATATTATGTTGTTAAACAGTTACCCGATAGGCGATACCTATAAAAAATTCTTTCATGATTTACATTATGATGTAGATCTTTATTTAGAATCTTATCCTCAACATACACATCTCTTTGAACTATTTGAAACTAAATTAGACATGTATACTACATTAAAGGTAAAACAAATCACGAATCGTAGTAATGAAGATAACCTTGATTCTCATGATTATGACGATACGAAAAATTACGACGAATTAAAAATTAAAATTATTAAACAATTATTAAATATTGATTGTGACGAAACGGTCTCAAAGTGTGGACGAGATAATCAATGTAATTGTGCAAGTGCAGTGCCTTGCAATTATAAATTCTTAAAAACACCTGAACAAATTATTGCCATCTTAAACAATGAAACTAATGCTTATTTAATATAATTTATTCATTTATTCATTTATTCATTTATTCATTTATTCATTTATTCATTTATTCATTTATTCATTTATTCATTTATTCATTTATTCATTTATTAATTTATTAATTTATTAATTTATTTAATAATAGTCCACTCATTATACCTGCGCTATTAAATATTATATCTTTGTTGCTGGACGACCACCATTGTTCATATTCAACCGTACCATTTTCTAAACGCGTTCTTTTAAATTTCAATTCTTGGCCTAACGGCGTCATCATATATTTAAGTAGCCATTCAACACACTCCCACGCTACACCCAGCATAAACAAATGATGCCAATACTGCGGCCATATATATGAAAAAATAAAAAAAGAAATATAATGACTAATCGGCCACCATGAACAGCAATTTTTACCGAACAATGGCATCGTTATTATTTTTTTATTTAATGGCTCATTATCCACTAATTTATCTTTGTAGATTTTTTTAAGAATAATATAATATAAAATTATTATTACTGCAAGAGAGATTAAGGTTAGATATAAATACTGTAAATCCTTTTTCATTTTCATTTATATAATATATAAAGATATTTATTAAAGTATTATAATATTATAATATGGATCATAAAGAGGGCGATATACACGAATTAGTAAAAAAAATATTTTCAAAACCACCCGAACCTCCTAACAGCATTTGTGTTTCTTTTGATAACTATACATTAAAAGAAACCTTTGAAGATATTTTAACTTTTTTAGTGGAAGGATTAAAAATTAAATACGCAAACGAAGAAAATAAAGTTGATTTATATACTATGACTGACGAACAAATGCAGCATATAAATAATTACATGAATAGTATAGGTTTAACCCTAAATTTACAACTGTTTAATATAGTTGAATGGCTTTTTGATAAAAGTAGAACTTATATTCCATACAATATTCTTGAACTAACCCAAAATACGAAATTACCCGAACTAAAACAAGTTTTTTTAATTCACGATAAGGCTTGTTTGGTTTCATTTGATTTTATTACGATTCCTTATCACTTGCATTTATAGGATCACTTGCATTTATAGGATCACTTGCATTTATAGGATCACTTGCATTTATAGGATCACTTGCATTTATAGGATCACTTGCATTTATAGGATCACTTGCATTTATAGTTTCATTTACTAAAGATCTAATTAACTGTTTATGTTTATTATATAAGCATTTAAAATTTTCTGTTTTATTTTTTTTATCATTTTGTATTATTTCATTTATTTTATACTGAATTAAATATGATTTCATTATATTTTTAATGTTCGATTGATGCATTATTACATTATAATATTCCTCCCACTTATATACCATCGTACCTTTTTCTTCTTTATTTAACTTTATACTTGGGTATTTTATCATATGCATTAGTATTTTATCCGATTCATTATTGGGTACATTATTATCCATTATTATTTTGATTATTAATATTAATATATATATATGTGTATCTTATTCTATTGGCATTAAACCATTTTCAATTTTTATTTATTTTATTTATTTATTACTAATATTTTTAAATGAAATAAATATTAATGAGAGATTATTTAATATTTATTATTTATTATTTATTATTTATTATTTATTATTTATTATTTATTATTTATTTATTTATTATTTATTATTTATTTATTATTTATTATTTATTTATTATTTATTATTTATTATTTATTATTTATTTATTTATTTATTTATTATTTATTTATTTATTACTAATATTTTTAAATGAAATAAATGTTAATGAGAGATTATTTAATATTTATTATAAAATTGAAGTATAAAATATCATCTTATTCACTTTATATATAAACCATCATGGACGACAATCATATTCCCAAAACACGAAAAGGAAAAAATGGATTAAAAAAAGACCAACGCATGAAAGCCCAAAACGATTCTATATTCGGCAGTAAAAAACATGTTAGATTAAAGGAAAAAATGATGGAATCTGTTTCGTTAACTAATATGAATATGAATAAGGGTAAGGATAAGGATAAGGGTAAGGGTAATGGCAAGGGTAAGGATAAGGGTAAGGGTACTAATAAATAGTTGGGTAATAATTTTGGTAAGGATGTGATAGGATGCAATCTAACATTTTTTCCCGCCGATTCAAATACTTTTCATTATTCAACGGAATACGGTGCAATCTACAAATAATTGGCAAATGAAATTATGTGGAAATGAGTGACAAAATGAGAAATGAGTGACAATTTGAATATTATGTGGAAATGAGTGGCAAAATGAGAAATGAGTGACAAATTGAATATTAGGTGGAAATGAGTGGCAAAATGAGAAATGGGTTACTTGTTTATTCCTCCGATTCAAATACTTTTCATAAATAGCAGATAAATAGCAGGTTAATAGCAGATAAATAGCAGGTTAATAGCAGGTTAATAGCAGATAAATAGCAGATAAATAGCAGGTTAATTGCAGGTTAATAGCAGATAAATAGCAGGTTAATAGCAGGTTAATAGCAGATAAATAGCAGGTTAATAGCAGATAAATAGCAGGTTAATAGCAGGTTAATTGCCCCTCTTATTATAGTGTGCAATTTAACATTTTCCAGCCGGTTCAAATACTTTTCATATATTTCCCACTATATTTCCCACTATATTTCCCACTATATTATAGAGTGCAATCTAACCTTTTTTACACCCGATTCAAATACTTTTCATTTATCAACGGAATACGGTGCAATCTGCAGATAATTGGCAAATGAAATTATATCGAAATGAGTGACAAAATGAGTAATCGGTGACAAATTTAATATTACGCCGAAATGAGTGTCAATATAATAAAATAATGATTAAAAAATTAATGGTTCATAGAAATAATTTTTTATACATTATTTATACATTATTTATACATTATTTATACATTATTTATACATTATTTATACATTATTTATACATTATTTATACATTATTTATACATTATTTATACATTATTTATACATTATTTATACATTATTTATACATTATTTATACATTATTTATACATTATTTATACATTATTTATA